ATTTTTCCCTCCTACCGGAGCTTTTGTAAGCCACACCCCATGACGTACATATTTATTTGATCATGGCAATAATTGACTAAGTATTTTGTTGTGGGGGTAGTGTAAAGGAACTTCGTAGTCTTGTTTTTGAAATGGAGTAATGCGTTTGTGACCCCGCAACTATATCGATAGCAATGCGGTAAACCATTTCATAGCTTGACGGCCGACCGTCCATATTGGGACTTAGTGACACTTTTTAATGCAAACCTCTGTTGTCGTAGAGACGTGGCTTTAGCCTACATGTTTGTGTTGAAGGTGAATCTTGGTGCTCTCAACTCGGGTTCACAACCCGTGAGTGGACGGGAATGGGAAGGCTCTTGGCATTTCTGTGTCTTGAGTGGGGGAACGAGCTGAGGCTCACAGCCCCCAACCCTTATTGCACTTACCCCCCTTTTCCCTATGATTATGAATTCAACTAACGAAGAAAGACTATCATTAGAAAGAATCGGTGAGGTTGCCTCGCCTCGTGGTGACGAATTGCGTTCATTACGAGGAATTGAGAAGATGCGTCACAGCAAGCGTCGTAAAGAGCTTGCTCAAGAGGCGTACGAGGATGCATTGGCTCGACAGCAAGCAATTGCTGACGCTAAGGATGATGTCCAATGTTCACGTCGCTCTGTTGGTGCTGGGTACACTAAGCGACAAAAACCCAGGAGGGACTTTAGCCATGAGGAGAAAGAGGATGCTTCTCCGGCTAGGCACCGAGGTGCTTCGTCGCTTCTGGGCAAAACCCAGAAAAAGGCTCCTCATGATTGGGTCCGTCCATTGGTTGATCAACTTGAGGCGGCCGATCGTTCCGCTGCTGCAGACGTTGGAACGCCCGACGATGATGTTCCTCATGTTCACATTGAACCGTCTGCCCCACCCCCTCCACCAATCATAAATTCGATCCCTTGCCCCTCGTCTTTTGATTTGCTTGCAACTAAGTACAACATGCTGCAAGCGTCGCAGTCATCCAGATGGCCTATTTTTGTGACCTATACCTTCCCCTTGGTTTTGGAGTCCCTTCTGATATTGTGTCTGAGACCATTGATCGTCTGGTTTATTTTGTTTTTGACTGTTTGGTGTCAGTTCATTCTCACTGTATTTGCGGTTCGTTTGCTTAGGGACCGTGATAGGCTCATGAGTATCGTTTGTCCTCCCTTGTCTTATGTCGACCCTACGTTGTCCATAGACGAGGTTTGTTTGAGAATTGAATCTTATCCTGAGATGGAGCACCCACAATGGTGGAGGTGTTTGTTTGTTTGGTATCTGCAATGCCTTAGTGCTTTCACCTTGAACCTTAATCATGTTGTTTCCGGGGTTTGCTTTCATTTTACCACCGGGAAGGTTGGGCAAGTTGATCATGAGATTCGCCCATACAACCAAGCTGGCAACAAACCGTGTCCTTATCAAACGACCGTTGACGCTTGGATTGTCGTTTCTCTTTCTTCTTGGCGTATGTCATACCGTGTCTCTGCTGGCGCTATGGTGGACCAATTTCAGCCATTGCTCCAGACTCTGTCACCGGACCAACGTAAGATTCAAGCTGCATCCATGGCGTGCCGTGTGACAAATTTGATGATACCGAGTCGCCAATCGAAATTTGTTGTTCGTGGCAGTGCTGATGCAGCATTGTCCTCTACAATAACAGCCGACGTTTCTAATGCCATTTATGATGAGGCGAAGTCCACATTTTTGCCTAATATTGACCTCACCTTTATGCTTGTTTTGGTCTTGGTGTTGTCTTTCATCGTGCCTGCACGAACGATGTCTGGTGCTTGGTATGACGCCATCGTTGGTTCGGATTCATACATATCAATCTTGCTCGCCCCTTTCATCGAGGAACCTGTCAAGTGGTTATTTGCCCGGGCATTTGGGGTGACCACCATGGTGTCTAGTCCAATTTTTGGCGTCTTTGAATTCGGGTTGCGAGGTTGTCAGATCAACGCGCTTCCTGCATTGCTGATGCATTGTCTTACTGGCTTTTGTCCATTTGTCACTGGAATTATGGTCCACTATGCCTTTAACTTGTCCGTTCTCACACATCGTTTCTATGACCATATGTCATACGTTCCCGGTCCAAAAACCATTAAAGAATTTGCATCGAAGTTGATTCGCTCCGAACTTGCTGGCCCGCCTGTCGCATTCGGAAGTCGACTCCCGTGGAATGACACTAAATTGGTTAACGCCATGTGTGAGTTTGCACTTAGACCATCATGGTCCACTGCAATTTTTACAGAGCTGTATAACACTCATATGTGGTGGTTTGAGGACAATGTGGATTTTCTTTGCCCAGGATCGTCACTTCTAACTGTTGGGTTGTTGGTCGGGATGTTCGTCGTCCACCGCAGCTTGTTTCCGACATTGGTGTTGGGAATAAACAGCACTTTATATGCAGTGGGATATCGTAAGGAGGAAGTCAACTTGCCCCCGCTAGCCAAACATGGAGCAAAGATTAAATATCTGCCCACTTATTTCATGGCCGCATTACGAGTTTCTGCTTGTTGTTCCTTGGGCTTTGTATTACGCAATGTTGTCCCTCCATTCCCTGACTTCTTTCACCCGCCTTCAGCGCTTTATGGTTGTCTTCAGCGTTTTTGTCGGGACCCTCCTAAAGCAAATCGTCGCTTGTTGCGTCGTCTTCGAAGGTATGTCAGGATATATGTCCGCCGTCATTTCGACCCACTGGCTTCTGATGCTGATGTGTCTTTTGAGACTTGGCTTAAGAACACAGATTACCCTGAGTGGCGAAAGGAGCAATTGCGCTCAGTGTGGAAAAACAAGCCTTGGGTAGAGGAGAAAGATCTCCACAACAAGAGCTTCATCAAGAAGGAATTCTATGGGGCCTTTAAGCCGCCGCGTGGAATCAACTCTCGTTCCGACACCTTCAAATGTGCCACTGGACCTTTTTTCAAAGCGATGGAACATGTGTTGTACGCACAAGAGTGTTTTGATGGCACTAATTTGGTGCCTGGAAAACACGGTGCATTCATAAAACACATTCCTACTCATCTTAGACCTCAGTTCATTAAGGACATGTTTGGGTCCAGTCCTGGCCCATATTATGAGACCGACTATTCCCAATTTGAGAAACATTTTACGCCCGAAATTATGCTGTCTTTGGAATTGATTCTGTACAAGCACATGTTGCTCCACTTTCCAGAAGCATATAAGCTTATTGAGACCGCCCTGTCAGGCACTAACAAGTGTCATTATCGCGGATTTATCATTAAGATATTGGGTCGTCGAATGTCTGGTGACATGTGTACCTCGTTGGGCAATGGCTTTAGCAATCTTATGCTATTCAAATTTGCTGCAGCCGTCAAGGGGGGCACTGCCTTCGGTGTTGTTGAGGGTGATGATGCTCTGTTTGTGTCTTCGGTGCGCTTGACAACTGCGGACTTTGCTGACCTTGGATTTGATATCAAGATCCTCGTTCATTCCACACTTTATGCGACGTCCTTTTGTGGTATGTTGCAGTCTGAGGACGGGATTTTGTTGAGAGACATTGGACGTGTCATGCCAAAGTTTGGCTGGTCATTCTCTCCCCGCAGATTGGGTGGTCATGTTGTGAAGATGGGCCTGCTTCGAGCCAGAGCATTGTCTCTAGCCTACGAGAGCCCTCAATGCCCTATTCTTTGTGCTTTATCCAAGAGGGCATTGGACTTAACCTCTGGCTCCAAGCCCATATTTGAGTCAGACATGCACCATCAGGAATTGCAGAATTGGGTGTCCCTCTTTGGACAGGAGATGATGGAAAAACTCTCTGCAGGACCTACTTTGCAAGCCAGGGTTGACTTTTTCACCCATTTTGGCATTTCTGTGTCCGCGCAAATTGAAGCAGAGCGCCTCATTACCAAGTGGGACGGCTCTCCTTTGTGCGATGCGTTCATTGAGTCTCTATTTGCTGACTCAGTGGACATGTTTAAATTTGCTGAGCGTTATGTTGCTACCACGCCTGACCTCGCAAAAACGTTGATGGACTGTCATTCTAACTGAGTTTCTTATGACCTGAGCATGTCGTTAAACTGCTCATGGGGTCCCGAGGCAGCTACGTGCTGGACCAAAATCGGTTGCAGTTGCTATAAAAATTCCGTGCTAAACAAAATGCCAAGAGACTGCACGGCTCCTAAGTCCTCGGGATGTACAGTCCAGGTGGTTCCTGCATCCCATATAACCATTGATTGGACCAGTTCACACCAGAGCGCAATCATTATGCAGAAACCTAACGTATTATCAAAGATGTTACAGAGTAAGTCCATCACTTCTGATGGCAAGGAGTGGCTTACGTTGGCCTTAGATCCTTTCCATGACTACACCCACCAAGTTGCTGGCTACCCAGATGCCGACTGTTCTCAAACCGTCGTTTCCTGTTACCAATACCAACTCGATGTCTCGGCGCCCGCTAACGCCGCCGGAGGAAATTGGGATTGTCATGTCTACAACATGCCCCAAGCGGAGTCAGCTAGCTTCCCGATCTTTACAGAGGATGCCGGATGGACGAGTCTTACTGAAGACGCCGTTACTGCCCGCACCTTCCCGACCGGACCGCTCACTATCGTGTCCAACGTCTCCGGAGCCCCTCTTGGAGTTGTTCCTGTCCAACTTCCCGCTACCGCAGAGACCATCACTACCCTGCCCCCTATTGCAATCAGAGATATTTCCTCCGGAATTAGTCGAGTGATTGGCATGGGCTATGAGATTACCAACACAACTGCGGAGATTTACAAGCAGGGCACACTAACTGCGTACCGCATGCCTCAGATGGCAAACCAATTCCAGCAGGTTGTTGTGAACAATGCAGGCACACAGAAAGCAACTTACACTGGTGTAAAACAGAGAGAGCCCCCATCCACAGTTGCTCAGGCTAACTTGCTGAGAGGCACGTTGACTTGGGCGGCTGCAGAAGGTGCGTATGTTGTCTGCATGCAGAATTCTGTTACGAATCCTCTGATGCAGGAGCAGTCAAGTGCTATCCTCTACGATCCTAACCCTAGCCCTTCAGGAAATACTACACTGGTTAGAGGGGAGCCTTACACCACGGTCGGAGCTACCGCTGCTGTCGCTACTATCGCACCGGGTGTTAACCAGATTGTGCCTTTTGACACTACTGGCGTCTTCCTCACCAACTTAAGCAATGGATCGTCTCTCACCATCAAGCTGAAAGTGTACGTAGAGCGTGCCCCTACCTATGCTGAGCCAAGTATTGCTGTTCTTGCTAGCCCATCAGCTGCTTACGACATGAAAGTATTGCAATTGTACGCTGCTGCTGTCCCTTATTTGCCCATTGCCGTCAAAGTGAACGAAAATGGGTTGGGTGACTGGTGGCGCGCAGTTTGTAGTGTATTGAAAACCGCCGCCGGCCCTCTTGGTCTTGCCTTAAATCCGTTTGTTCCGGGTGCTGGACTTGTCGGTGGTGTTGTTTCGCATGTCGCTGGCCAATTGAGCTCTCTTCCTGGCCAGTCTGTCTCGAAGATGGTGGCCAAGGATCTTGTTGAGCAGAAGAAGGAGAAGAACAAGGTCAACGTCATGAGGAAGCCACCTCCTCCGCGTAATCGTCGCAAATGACTTCGTTGCTTTACATACGGCTGCGCGCAACCCTCTCCGCCGTTATAAGGTGCCACAATGTGGCATCAAGAGTAGTGTGCTAGGCTTTTAAGAGCCGAAATTGTCATTGCCAGGCCGGCTTAAAACGGCCTGAGGGGTGGTGCTAGAATACAGCTTAAAACTGTTACCCATGCATCTGAAAAATTTTACTACAGGTCTATAATCCCTGTTGATCTTAATAAACATTTCTCTTTCGAAGGGTCTCGCTCGTGTGTGTGTGATAGCAACCGGCACCGTTGAGGTGACGCTTGCCACTCCCTCACATGAGAGTACAGAGTAATTCCCTCCCTTAACTTGTGTTTGATTTTATAGGGCAAATTTTGTGGGTTTTGAATAAACCCAGAGCGACGACTGTTCGCGTTATTCCACCTGCCCGGGTGGTTCGCGTCTGTCGTCGAATCCTCCTGTGCTTTGCTTGCATCGCCCAGTGATTGCGACTGACAACCGCCTTTCAAATGGACCTTTCATGGCCCATGACCGAGGAATACG